CTCTAGATTAAAGTTAGGTCCTTTTAAATAAGGAACTTTAACTACTTCATCTATTAATGAACTTCTAACTTCAAATAGTTGATCATCTGATACTATTTCGTTTACTGTAAATGTATCCTTAACAGAAACACTACCCGGTAAAGGTTCATAACTCTTTAAGAATATAGCTATACCTTGTGGAAGTTTCTCTACTCCTAAATTTAAACCAAGTACTGATGTATTTTCACCAAATTGTATTTTAAATTCTGAGAAGTAACTAGAGGCTTTTAATTCTGCTATAATTTTATTAGCATACTCTTCTACTTTAGCATCAGGTATATTAGAAGCTAAAGCTCTAAATTCTGTTCTATCAGAGGAGATAGACTCAATAAAGAATTGACCTCCAAATTGACTTTCAGAAAATAAGTTATTAGTAAAGGAATATAGTAATCTAACATCTCCTCCTTGGAAACCATACTTATCTATATCTCTTTCTATATCTATAGTTAATGTACTAGCACCAGATTCACCTGCAGACTGAGCATTACCAAGTAGAGAGTAGTCTTTGAAATACTCTTCTGATGTAATTAAATCCCCTTCTAGGTTTGTTATATCTAATCTAACATTTGCTTGTGTAGTATTGAATACATTCTTAATCTCATATGAATTTATGAGTTCAGCATCTGCTACACTAAGTACCTTAGCTTTAGGATTGTCTGCTATCTCTAGCGGTAATATGTCGTATCTGTACTTAGCCATTTATTAAAAATCGATATCAGGTTTATTAGCTTCTATTAACTGTTCTTGGTAAGATAGTATTTGTTCTCTTAATTGACTAATTTCATCTAATAAAGGTTGAATATCTTCTGTGTCTTTTTCAAAATCAACTAACTCAGTACTCTTCATAATAAGGTAATGATGTGATTTTGTTTCTCCGTCAGGGGAGATTTCGTAATATAATCTTTCGTAATCCGCAAAGAACTCTTCAATCGTAGTTGGCTGTATTTCTTCTTTTACTTGTCCATAGGCCTTGAAGGACCTATCCACAACTTTATTGAATGCAGCTTTATCGTAAACCTTTTTCTTTATTTGAATGTCTCTAGCCATTTCTTACTACTTTGAATAAATTATCTTCACTAAATATTACTGTGCTATTATCCAAGGTTGTCTTAACTTTTAATTTATAGTAACGTTCTGGTGCTAGCATTTCCATATCTATATCAAAGTAGCTACCTTCTCCGTCTGCATTAATATTAGTGAAAGGGCTAAACTCTACTATTGTTTCGTTACTAAAATGATCTACTATAGAATAATAAGAAGCTGCTGGTAAAGCGTAGTTCGTTTTATAAATAGACTCAGTAGAAAATGTTCTAGTTGGAAAGTTAGGTTTTGCTGATATTCTAAATCTAGCAGATCCTTTATTTACATATTGTCTTTTTTGATTAGATATATAGACTCTTGAATTATCTGTATCTAATTCTGATACACCTGGGTTATAGAAATCGTTAACTTCTTTAAACTCTAAGTAAGGTTTAAATATAGTATTAGTATCGGACCCATAGTACTTAAGGGAAATAGAAGCATCTGTATAATCTTCGTATTGGTCTTCTAATTTAAGTATTAGTCCGTAATTAGTAATTGAACCACTATAATGAGCTTTAACTATTTCTGTTACATCTATAGCTAAATCTAAACTATTATCTCCTACTTTCATTGTAGAGGTAGAGAATGTATTTGCAATATAGCTTCCTCCATCTGCACTCCATGCTGTCCCTATTCCATCCCTGTCTTTCCATGTAACACCGGTGGTATTAGTAGGTATATCATTTACCTTACCTACCCCATTTTGCCATGACTCTGATACGGGATATACCTCTATATTAAAGTTAAAAGGGAGTTCAGAAGCTTCAGCTATAGGTAAATGAAGAGAACAAGATATAAGACCACCTGTCTTACTATCTACTACTTTTCTAATATCTTCTGTATTAAAATCCATTAATATCCTTTTCGATCTTCCTTTATCATCATCACTGCTATCAGGATATCCAGCAATCTCCAGTATTTCATCTTTACCGGCGTTACCGTACACACCGGCTACATCTGGTGCTGACCAGATTGTACTGTCTTGGTTTGGGTAAATTCTATGTATGGCCATATTATAATGTTGTTACTCTTCCTTCTATATCAGTGTCTGGGTATTTCAATTCAAAAATACAAGGATCGTAAGAAGGGTAAACTATGTTATCTTTAGTAGCCCCTGCTGTATCGTATCCGTATTCAGAATATCTTCCTCCTACCTTATTTGTTATCTTTATATTTTTAACTGTTTGTACCCCTTTGACTTGGTCTAGCAATGTATAGACTGAGGATAGGTTAATTGGTTGGTTAATGTTCCATCTCTTTATATCGAAATGTTCCCTTAGAGCGTTATTACATTGAAGTAATACATCTCTAGATCCGTAATTAGGTAATGTTAGTATTTCAAACTTAACTCCGATATTTACTATAAATGCATCTTTCATATCAATTGCATCAGTAATCATCATATATTGACCTAAGTAGTTTTTCAAGTTACGTTTCAATGTATCTGTAGCTACAATTAAATGTCCATCTATATTATATGCTAAGGTATACATTGATAGAGCTAAAGGATTACGTTCTAATGGTCCAGAGTTAGAGTTAATTACCATTTCATTAGTAACAAATGTCTTAGCGATTGAACCAAATTGAGCGGGTAGTGATAATGCTCTTACTGTATAGTCATTTGTTGTAACTGCTCTTTTTTGTTCTGCAAAAGACCTTAGAGAGTTTTCTCTTAACTCTTCTATTGTATCTCCATCTTTACCTCCTGCAGCTGGTTTATCGTTTGTGAATGCTAATGTACCTACTTTATCGGTATTAGCAGGTGTGCTTCTTAATATGATGCCGTTTGCGTTAATAGTGTTTGCCGGAACGTTTGCTGCTACACCTCCACCAACTAGGTATCTAACTGTCAATGTTGTATTAGAAGGAGCTATACCATATGTCTTAGTAAATAAGAAGTTGGTTGGGTCATATGCTTTATCGAGTTTATCTACTGCATACTTATTTCCGTACTTCTTTATAGTAGTAGGATCAGGTAGAAACTCTTCATCGAATGCTTCGGTAACACCGGCTCCGAATTGTATTTGTAATACTCCTTTAGATGTAAACCTAGTTATAAATCTTTTAGATATTCTCTTTAATTTAAGTAGAGCAGGAACTAGATCATTATCTGAGTTATTATTAGTTTCTTCTTTAAATACAGTGTCTTGAGCTAGAAAAGGAACTTCTGTCCATTCTTCTCCATCGCTATCAGTAATAGATAAAACTCTAATTATATTCTCTTCATTTACTTCTATTGTTGTAAATCTTTCTGCTGTAGTAAAGGTTTCTTCGTATGTCTTAATCTCTCCTGAAACAGCATTTACTTTCTTTCTTAGTAGGTAAGATTCAGGTTGACCATCTGTAATCTCATATACTGTAATATTGGTTGGATCATAAGAGCTACTAAACCCGAAATCAATTCCATCAGCTAATAGGAAGGTAGGTGATTCTTGAGTTGATGCTTTAATAGTAGAATCTGCATATACTTGAAATGTTTGATCCCAGTTTGGTGTAAACATACTACCTGTAGCATCAACAATCATAGTAGCTGTTAGCTCTACTTCTGAATTAGATGATACTTTAGGTCTATATCCCATCATATATGCTAATGAGTATAGGTTAGCAGGATTCTTAGCATGCTGTATAAATGTCTCTTGTAATTGAGTATCTTGATAAAATGCTAGTACATCTCCAACATAAGATGCCATTTCAATAAACATCATCCCAGGTGATGCTTCAGAAAAGTCGTTGTACGTATCAGGGAAATAGTTCTTAGCATGCTCTATAAGCTGTTGCTTAAGGTCGCCGAACTCTTTGTTTATATATTTTATGTCTCTTTGGTCAGCCATTACTGTTCAAAATTTATTATTACTTCGTCTTCTATATTAGTATCCTTAACAGAATACTTAAGGGAGAATTGTACTGTGTGTTCATCTGGTATACCTACGGTGCTTATATCGTGAGCTAATACCCTAGGGAAATAGTATGCTAAATCTCTTCTTATTTGAGAATCTATCTGTTTAATTTTATCTTTAGTCATTATCTCAAATAACTCTTTCTGTATGCCGTTTCCAAATGTAGGGTTAAAGTATCTTTCTCCTCTATAGGTTAAAAAGTAATTGATTAAATTAGTCTTAATAGCATCCTTTGATTGATAGGTTTGATTAAATACCGCAGCACCAGAGAAAGGGAGCTTAACTCCTACTGCTCTGCTTGGCTGTAAATCTATTGGCGCTATTTTTTTGACTTCAAATGGCATATTATACTCCTGTTCTTTGTTTTGATTTCTGTTCTGCTGCTTTTAAAATAGCAGTAGCTTTACCAGGATCGAATCCTGGTATATCATTAAAGCTTACTCCTATATCTCCTCCACCCATTGCTAATTCTTGTGCACCTCTAGATGCTAAATTAGGTTTAGATGGACCGCTTGTTCCTACAAAATTTTTAGCATCTTGTGATGTCATAGAGATTGCAGTGCTGTTTAACATTTCGTCGAGAGAAGTTTTCTTACCTGTTGGTACAGACCACTTATTTGGTGCGTCTACATTTACAGGTTCATAAGCACTTGCTTTCTGGAACTGTTGCTGAGGGGTAGAAGCAATTTTTACTGCTTCGGTTAATACCTCTTGTAACTCCTCCTTAATGGCAGCTCTTACTTCTTCACGTATGACTTTGCGTAATTGATCGAGTTTCATATATATAAATAGTTTGGTTATGGAAGTTGATTATCTATTCTGAATTTTATTTCATTTAATAGTACATCTACTGATGAACTAAATGATTTTGGACCTCTCAAAACAATAACATCTTGGGAGTCTTTTGCTACTGCAAAGTGTCTAGGTGCTATTAATGGTGAGTCGGGATCTTTAATTATCTCTAACTTATATACATCCCCGTTTGGTCCAGTATAGAAGAAATTTGCATCTTTCGATGTCTCTGCAGGTCCAGGTACTGTTAAGGTGTTTAATAAACCTCTCAATGTATCCTTTACTGAAGAAGGTAAGTTACTATTCTCTAGTCCTTGTAATCCACCATTAAGGGCGTTAAGAGCATCTAGCTCTATTTGTCTTGGAGTTTTCCAAGGTCCTGTAGGTGGCGGTCCAGATGTTGTAACTGAACTATCTTTTGTCCAAATACCTCCAGCAGCATTACATTCTTGTTCTGAAGTATATTTAGGTCCAAGTGAGCAAGTACCGTTATCGTCAGAAGCACCTGTTGATGTATGATTAGATGTAGAAACGTAAATATCCTTTCCTAACTTTACTTTATCATCATCGAAGTAGTCTACTCCTTCTTGCCATTTACCTCTAAATCTACTATCACTTAAGTCTGCTTTACCAGAAGTAAATAATCTATCTTTATCAGTTAACTTGTCTTTATCTATTTTTTTATCATTAACCGGTCTTCCGGTAATTTCATCTTTTATATCGCCTTTAGTAAGCTCTTTATCTTTTTGATTAGGGTTAGGTAGTCCATCTGATGATGTTCCGTTAAGGTCCTTACTAGAGTTTTGATTTAATAGTTTAGGTCCTAGAGTAGAAAATATCATTACAGGTTCTTCTCCTTCTACATTCTCTTCTATTAACCCAGCAGCTTCTAATTCTTCTATACCTATATTACCTTTTTCTAATTCCTGTTTTAATGCTAATTCTACTTCACAAGCTTTAAGTGCATTATCTGCTCTAGTTAAGTTTCCTTTCATAACAGCAGTACCACCTACTGGTACTTGCATTACAGCATCTATACATAAAATAATTTCTTCTATCTGGTATATTAACTCTTTAACTAAGTGCATAGTATCTGCATACTTAGTTGTAATATTAATAGGTAAACCTAATATTAATCCACCGGCAGGTCCTGGAGGAATACCAATGCCTTGAGGTATAGGAAGTGTAAGTATAATCTTTAATGCTGCTTTTAGACCACTAACAGGTGCTTTTAGTTTACCAGGAAGGGAGGCGAATTTACTAAGCTTACCGTCCATTGCTTTTACAGCTTTATCAATTTGATTCTTTTGATTTCGCATCCTGGTTAATTCAGCAGGAGTAGGGCAGCCTTTTCTATTTAGTTTATTTGTAATAGTTAAACCTTGCTTTACTATCTTAGCAGATACATTTCCTTGTATCTTTCCAACAATCGTGGCGATAGCTCCTGGTAGTCCGGTAGGTGGTATATTAACGTATGGCATTATTCAGTAAATACTTTCTTAGAAAGTAAAGGTTTTAATAGATTTCTTAATTGCGGTACTACAGGCTTAATAGCATTAGCTGTTGACTTCATTGTAGCGATTGCTGGTGGTGGAGCAGAAGGCATAGAGGCCATTGCTTTTATTAGTATTTCAAATTGTGATAAGAAATCATCTAACCAATCAATCGATGTTTGACCGAGTAGTACAGGTTCTCTTTCTCCAAAAGCTTGTGTACCTAAATATACTTTAGTAGCGTCTAATGCTACAAATTCTTCTCCATCTATTCCTACTCTCTTAGAGTTGATTCCAATGTCTTCTGTTGCAGATAAGAATATACCCTCTTCTTTAGCATTAAAGAATAAACGTCCAGAGTTAATTATGACTTGACTTCCTTTATATACATCAGCTTCTTCAGGAGCACTCTCAAATGCTTTTCTCTTCTTATTAGCTTGCTTTAATTTAAACTTATGATCTGATCCCATATATAAGGAAGCTGGATCTTTATCTATATCTTCTACAATTAAATCAGTTCCAGAGCCTGGCGAGTCTTGACCGTTAGATATAATGGTATAGGGCATACCGTTATTTGAACCATCTGTAAATATATTAGTATCATATTTAGTTCCTCCGAATCTTATAGAGTTACCATGTCGACCTTCTATAAGTAAATCACCAGGAAATGTCTGTAGAGGGGCTACCTTATCGTTCTCTTCAAATTGTTCACCTAAGTCTACGTTATCTGCAGCATTAGGATCTGCAATGACATCTGGGTAAGCATTATGCCCAGGGTGATTCCACATAGGAATAATTGCTGTCCAGTAGTACTTCTTAATACTCGAATCTGCTTCTCTTCCTGTTTCAGAAGGTAAAGCTTCACATCTTACTATTTCGTTAATTAGAGGAACCTTTCTAATTGAAGGATCCATACTATAAGCAAATTTTAATTCAAGGTTATCATCGGTGTTCATTCCTCCTGCTAGAGGACGAATTATAACTCCGTTGACAGCGTTAGATTGTTCGTATTGGTTATAAGCTTCTGAATTACCATCTGCTACGACCTCAACAACTCTACCGAAGATTACGTCAACAGCAGAACTAGTCCTCGTTGAAGAACCTCCACTCTTTACTTGCATTCCATAGTTATACGGCATCGTCTTCTTCTTGGTCTTTTACTGCTTCTACTTCTTTTTCGATCTGATCTTGTTCTTCTAGTAGATCTTGAAGGTCGGAGAAATCAAATTGATCTTCACCCTTAGCTTGCGCTGTTTCTATACGTTGTATGATTGTCGCTAACTTAATCAAAGCGTCATCATTCTTTACTCCTATCTCCATGTATTCTTTAATCATAGGAACGATAAGAGTAGCATCTCCAATGTTCTCAATAAGAGGTTTTAACTCACCGATTAGACCTTTTACTTGTCCTTTTGTCTCTTTAGAGTTATCGTATATCTCACCAAAAAGATCAGATAATGTTTTTCCTTTGAAAATTTCTTTATCTAAACTCATAATATCTTTTATTATAAATAGAGTTACAATGGAATAGTTGAAACTAACCCTGCTTCATATAATTTAAGGTACTTCTCTTTAAAGTCTTCTTTGAGTATGTTTATAACTCTAGTTAAGTAGGGAGTATCACAATCAGTCATTTCTCTGATGTATATGTATAATGCTTTCTTTTTGAAGATCTCTAAGTCGTTTCTGGTTTTAAATATAGTAAGGACAGCATCTGCTATCTTCATCTCACTTTCTTTAGTAAACGTTTCTTCTAGATTCTCATAACACTGATCGATCCAAGAATCCATAAATTGGGATAGAGTAATGGCATGGTCTGAATCTAATGAGGCTTGACTACCTTCGTATGATTCTTCCATATCACTAAAGCTTCCGATTTGTTTAAGCTTCTTATAGTTCTTATTGTTGTAGTTAATTAACCACCTCTTAACAATTGTACCGAAGTACGAATATGCTTTAGCACCATTAGTAGGGTCAAACTTACTTATCTTCTCTTCAGTTAAAACAGAAACAATCTCATGTTTGAGATCTTCTATCTGCTCTACGTCAGTGTAATAAAATTTAAATGTGTGGATAATATTCTCTGCTAGCTTATAAAAGGGCAGATAAATGTGATCTGTAAATATTTTATTTCTATACTCAATATCGCTTGAGTTATTATACTTCACTATGTACTCTTCAGTCTCTTTAGTAAAGTAATTAGCTTTAGCTTTCTTTCTTGCCATAATTTTCAGGGAGCATATATGTGTTCAGCTCTTGTTGTACTTTTTTCATATTATTAAAAAAATAACCAACCTCGTCGTCGCCTTGAAAAACCCCCTTTTCATCTAGCTCTTTTAGGTACTTTTGTGAATCTCTTACAGTATTAGAAATTCTTTGTAGATAACCCACTTGATCTGCAGTGACATCTTCATATTTTTCTACTTTTCTAAGTAGATTATAGTTAATATAAGCTAAAAAGATTAGTAAACCAACTAAAACTGTAATTATTATGTAAAATGTTGTAGGATTGATGTTCATATTATAGATTTTTTAACATATTAGACAGACCTTTCGAAGAATTTACTTTTCTTCCTGTAGACGAAGCTGTTTTTTGTACTTTCTTAGTAGAAGTACCTCCTTTTGCTTTCCACATATCGTATTCAACTTTAGAAGCTAAAAAGTCGGCAGTATGTAAAATAGAGATCAAAGATGTCTTTTGTCTAGAAGATTCTACATTACTGAAGAAATAAGCTTTATTTGCATCATCAAACACTCCATCATGGCATCTTATGCCTAAAAACTCCTTTTGGTCTACTTTTATACCAAATTTCTGTAAAATAAACAAAGATCTATCTGGAATTAACATAAATTGAAGATCTGGGTTGTAAGTATACATTTCTGATAGCTTATCTTGTCTCCATTTATCTGTCTGAGGTATATAGTTGGGTGCATCTCCATCTCCCATTTTACCAAGATCGTGGAATAGAGCGGCGAATACTAACTGCTCATCAGTAAAATCAATCAATCCACCCATAGATTCGTATAAATCCTTCTGTTTAATAGCAAATTGAACAACCCTATTAACATGATCAACATAACCACCGGCAAAAGCATTATGATACCATGTCTTTCCACTAGCAGGAGCCATAACATAAGTATCCTCCATATGTTTAAGCATCTCTTTTACTTGATCTTTTCTATCTGTTATGTAGTGATCAATAATTTTGTGATGTTTAACGTAATTGTTTTGAATTTGTTCTGCATTTAACATAGATAACCTTTTTAAATTTATTATTATTAGTATTATTATTATTATAAATTATATAATAGTATTTTATTTATTATATGTGTTTAAATATATTCTTTATTATATCTTATTAATTATATTAATTAACATATAGAGAAGATATTAAAAATTTTTCGGACTAGCAACTATTCTATGATAAAGTTTTCAACATAGTGTTCTTTAGTTACTGATTCCATACCTGCATCCCATTTAACTTGCATATAAATCTGTATAGTATCGCCTATCATCTGAGGTATAAAGGGACCTAAGTATCTTCTAGTTTTATAACCTTCCGGCTTATCGCTAAAGTAGAGGGAAGTATTCTGAGCTATATTAACCTCTATTCCTTCGAACTGAGTTAAATTAAGATCCGTATAATCTGCTGGTACTGGTATGCCGTATTGATCTTGTAAACCAAATGGATCGTATAATACCTGTTGTACAACCAACGTATCGCCAATCACCCAGCTAGTATTAGAATTAAACCTAGCAGTAGCAACTGACATATCATTATATCGATAATAGGGATGTGTCTTATCTGCGAATATATCTACATAGAAATAAGGTAAGTACTCACCCGTCCAATCTAGTTCTACATGGTAATACCCGTTTATGTCCTTTGTTCTATAAAACTCTATATAAGCATTACAATCACCAGACTCGCAGGTTGGAGGTAGAATAGGTTCGGGTGTGCAGCTTGATAGGGTTAGTAAGATTAGGCCTACGGCCGCCGCGCGAAACGCGCGCAAGTTGCCTCGAAGATTTTTGTCTAACATAATTCAAATTGTTTAGATACCCATCCGTACTTTTCTATATGATCAGTATAGAATTCATCATCCCCATACATGAAGAATGCATCGGCTTGATCTAGCCATCTAGCAGCCGTCTCCTTATCAGGTGCTCCTACAGACATAACGTCTTTAAGGGCCTTCTGTTCGAAAGCTTTCTCGTCCTCTATCTGTCTGGTATTCTCTTCAGATAGATCATTAACGAAATCAGTTAACTCCTGGAAAGACCAATTGTGGAAGTTATACCCTCTAGGTCTGGAACCATATACATCTTTGTATAGATCTGAGACCCACATAAGGCATTCATCGAATTGACTTTGATTAGAAATTGAAAATGTGTTTGAATTTGCCATAACCTTTATCTTTTTATCTTATACCTTAAGATACGAATAATTAAGTTACTAGACAACTATTCACTAAGTTATTTTGTATTATTTTATAAAGCGTAGTTAGCCTCTATAAGTAGATCTTGGTATTTCTTAATAACTGCACATTTCTCATAATGTTCTATTAGTTCAAAGAAGTCTCTTAGGTCATCTAAGCCTTTAAACACATTACCTATCTCGAATGACTCACCTATCTTATAGATTGATTCAAACTTTGTACTGTCTATACGTGTAAGATACCCATACAACTTACTAAAGTATTTGAATTTAGTGATTCTCCTAACGTTTTTATACTTCTCTGGGTACTTATGCATGTACATTATGTCCATTAGCTGGTAATTCTCCATTCCTTCTAGTACCATACCCATTAATACATAAGGATTCTTTAGAGCATCCTCTACTCCGTGCTCTTTATACACCTCTTCATCTCCTTTTTCAAAGAGACTGAATAATTTATGTGGATCTACCGGTTGCATACCTGTATAAATATCGCTCATATTTCAATATACGAATAAACACCCATATACCCGAAAAACTTGCTAAATTTTTTTCTTGAGTATTAGTTGTTTCCTACCAAAAAGGTTCTTATATTATAGTATATAACAAATTTAACGATGTCTCAACTGGAAGATTTAGTATACTCGGCATTAGAACATGGAAAACGCGATGAAATGTTTGCGGAAATAGCCAAAATAAGAACGGCAAACCCGAACTTGCCCCTAGAGCAATTATACAATATGGCATACCAGGAAGTAATGAAGACATGATTAATATATAAGAAGATGAATATAGATTGGTTTAAATTAGTGAGCTGGATATTAGTAGTATTAATAGGTACCGGTATATGGTGCTTTCTACTATCATCTTCTCTATGGGTTTTACTGACGTATCTATTTGTCTCTATAACAACAATAGTATATGTTACTATAAAGGCTAGAGATGGACCCGATGATCCGTTTTAATAAGGTATATGAAGTGAAGGATAAGATACAATATATAAATATATATTACCTATATAGCTAAAAATCATCAGAAATATGCAACAAGGTATGCTCCGCTCCAGCAGGCTACCAACCCCTTAGGGAACTATACTGTCAGTGTTATGGCAAGGTTACCTCAGAGTGCTATCTAGGTTGAGGCAGTCTTCCGGTTGTACACCCAAACGCCAACCAATAGGAGGGTCAGTCCAATAGAGCATAGGAGAGGCTTAGTAAGTAAGAGCCATAGCCCATACACTGCTATATTAATCAATAGATGTATCACAGCTACACCAGCCGATAGTCCTAATAGTATCCATACTACTAGTCCAGTATTATATATTATCTTATCTATCTTATCCATTGTCCTTATCTTTAGATATCATCTTCATCTCATATAGAGGGAAGGTATAGTTAGTTCTCTGGGACATCATATCATATGTGTAGCACTTCATAGATGTAGGACCTATCTTCTCTACATTCATTCCGGAGAAGCTACTCCATATACTATATGATCTAACCTCGCTATCTGTATCAACATAGCATTTAATCTTATATGTATTAGGCTTACCCTTCCACCCTACACCATACTCGACGGTTAGGTCTTCATTGTCCTTCATTGTGTTCAACACCTCTAGGATGTTCTTTGAGTCTTTAATCTTGTTTGAATATGTCATAACCTTTATTGCTTTATACTTAAAGATAAGAAAAATAAATGTAACTAGCAACTATATCACCAACTATCTTTGTAACTTATTCTTATCAATCAATTGAGTAAGCACCTTAGAGAACTTATCCTTCAGAGCCTTTAGATCATCTTTAGTAGCATATGTACTGGCAATACCATCTTTAGATAAATCTTTAGTAGAATCTTTAGATAGTAATAAGGACACAATAGCATTCCATGATAGGTCTGGATAGATATCCTTTACCCTATCGGCTACCGCCTTATCTATTTGTATCATCTTCTTATCTGCCATAACCTTTATACTACAATATACGAATAATATATCATATAAGCCACTATCTTTAGATAAATCTTTAGATGAATCTTTAGTAGTTGTACGGAAGAATTACTCATATATCCAACTATTCCTCATATTATTTTCCTATAGAGAGAAAAAGTTTGGGAGAGGCAGAGGCGTGCCTGATGTTTCCTATCTAAATCTTATACGTTACCTACGGTTCATTCTATACAACCTATATATTTTTATATGATTATATACCTATATCTTTATATGAATATATACACTTAGTATTATTAATAGGCTTACGTCTTATCTTACCCTTCAACCCTTTATCTCTCTTTATATACAAGGTTCTACCATAGTCTATCATAGTCTAATGTATCAACATATCACCATAGTCTACTACTACCTCAGACACCAGCTTTAGCTGTCTACTCTATATAGGCATTTGGTGAAGGTAAGCCTCCATACTCGCACCATTCATCTTCCTTTAGTTGTTTGGAAGGGTAGGACTCATTTGAGACATTAGTCGAAAATGCGCGTGGCGACCTTCGGTCAGGATAAGTAACGCCCCCACCCTCTGTCTTGCTCAAAGCCTCTATATCAAAGCCCCATCCTTTTAGATCTTCTATTATAGAATCATCTATGTCTTTATGTATTCTACTGTCCATCCAATCCCATTCTCTTCCTGAGTTTATCATAGTTCTATGGTTTTTAATTAAAATATTATTATGTCTTTTGTCTCTACTGATGTTCTTTTTATGTAGTCCTCTATGAAGCCTACTTCAACCTCATATGGTCTCCATAGTCCTGTTGTTAAAGGCTTAACATTCCATT